CTGATATCCATGACCAGCCCTAGATCGATCAGCTTTTTGTATCGTAGCTGTCGCGCAGTCTCCGGATTACAGCCCATGATCTTAGCGATTTGATGTACTGGCATAGTATGATCGACAAGTCTATAATCGAATCGTATGGGCTTTTTGCCCCCTGCCTTTTTGCGTTCTCTAGGCTCTTTAGGCGCTTTAGGCGCTTTAGGCTCTTTAGGTTTTTTCTTTAGCCCGTACTCCATAAGAGTCGCGTCATCTAGCGTTTGCCCTTTTTCAATAAGACTTTCAAGGTAAAGTAATCGATCCATTTAAAATCTCCTCATGCTGGCATTTATAAGATTTCTTTGTTTTAGTTTCTCTTCAACAATATGCGATCTATCCTCGATAGGAAGCTTGACGCCGACTGTTGAATCTGACCATCTCCAATTAATGACATCGTATCTAAGCGCATCGAGCGGGTCTTCATGCCCGTCTTTTTTCGGCTGTTCTTTTTGATCCCATGAGTAAGACAAGATTGCTTTTTTAAAAGAGTTGCCTGTTGCCCTATCGCCAGCATCCCAGACCTCACGAGTGCATAAGATTTGCTTTGAGTGCATGAGGCGTTTAACTCTGTTGATGCCATTCATGATATCGGTACGAATAGGATCGGTAGCCCATCTAAAAGTCATGCCTATGCCCTCTTGCTCTGGTGGTAAAGATAGTGCCTTGAACGACGATTGAGCGGTATGATCATTGCGATTGCTACCGGCTTTATCACCACTAGCGCCATCAAGCAAAATTCTATTAGGGTATGAGCTAGCTAGACTACGAGGGCAAGCCTTGAGGAGTATAAGCCTAGCTAGCTCACTTAGTTTTATTTCTTGGGGATTGATCTCACCGCATATCACATCAGCTTTGAGATGTGGATCATGCACGATAAAGAGGACACTCGGCTTTCTAAATCCGAAGTCTACCACAATGCGCCCGCTATACTCTGGCTTGTATTGCCAGCCGTCGATTATGTGCGCTTGTGTCCATTCATTGTATATCATGCCAGCTCGTGGCTTAGGTTGATTTTCGATCATGGCAAGGCGCTCGTCCTCTGGTAAATTTTTAGTAGCCTCGAACCAGTCAGCGCTTAGATTGTTTGCATTGACATGACTAGAAAAAAAGATAGGTCTGCAATTTGCTTTTTCTGCCATCTCTACCCACCACGCGCCCCATACCGGCAGGCCTACCATGATAAGCTTGGGCGTTGGCCCACTTCTCAAACGACCTAGCGCCTTGAATGCCACCTCTTCGGTCAACATCTGGCATTCATCAATGACGGCAAGCCCCGATGTGATGTTAAGCCCTTCTAAAGAGTTTTGCGATGCGTCTTGAGTACCAGGGCGAAAATATGATCTTGTCCATACTGTATGCCCATTAGGCGCTGTCCATTTGCCCTCAAGCGCATGATATGCCCATCCCTCAGCGCCTAGCCACTTTTGAATCTCTGGCGCTAGCACTTGCCTATAACGACCAGCTGTGTCGGTGATAAGCAAGCTCGATTTATTCGGATGCGCATCAGCCCATAGAGCAAGGGCAAAAACTAAGGCGCTTGTCTTGCCACTACCCCAGCCAGCACGAACGGCTATAAAGTTTTCATTTGATAGCAACAATCTCGATACTAGCTCTTTTTGTAGGTCATTGAGTTTAAGCATACGCCTCGATCCATATCTCTTTTAGCTTGTGCTTTAGGCGCATGATCCGCGTAAAAGTCGTGTTATCTTTCCAGCCCATGAGCTTGGCAATATCCCTATGTTTTAGGTCTTGCGATACTAGATCAATTAACTGCTTATCGTCATCTGATAGTCGAGATAGCATCATGGCTAGATCATGGGCAATGGCAAAGTTTTTCTCAGCATTGCCACCATCTGAGAATCGAGGATGCCCATAATACTCGAAGCCCCCTAAAACTAGCCCTTTTGTGCTACCAGATTGAGCATGACCTGTTATCAATCCATTCATCGCCATGCTCTCAGTGATCATGCGTTTATCACGCCTATGATTATTGTGAATTTGCTGATAAAAATGGATTTGAGTAAGTCTTTTTAGATAAGAATAAAATCTATTTTTACTTTCAAATACCGTCTCTTTAGCGATCATATACTTGTATGTCAGCTCATAAAAGCTTGTGAAGTGGTCATCTTTATATGCGCTATCAAAGCTTTTCTTGATCATATTTTTGAGCAGTGCCATAAAGTCATGATCCGCCATATCGACATGATCCCCATCAGTCATCTTGATGATCCAAGGGCTTTGAGGTGGTGGGGCTTGCAGTTTCTTTTTGAGTTTCAATTTCTGTTCCTCGTATCTGGTCAATCATGTCAATCACGATTGATTTAGGTTTTTCAATTTGTTCAATTTCTAGTTTTTGTTGTTGTCCGAATTCATCTCTAAACTGAGTTTCAAGCAAGAATTTAGCAGCTTTCCAATCGGTCTCGGCTGCTATGATCACGGTACGCACTAGGCGAGAGCGCCATGCCAGCTTTGCTTGTTCTACCTCAATAGCGAATTTTGAATCTTCTCTCTTCCAGCGTGAGATGGTATCAATATTGAGACCGACAATCGTAGCAGCTTGCCCCTCTCTATTGCCCTCAGCAATAAGGCTCAAAACTTGCTCTTTTCTAAGCTCAACACCGCTAAGGCCTTGAGAGATAGCTTGCTCAGTTTTTGCTTGTACTACCTCTAAAATTTCGCCCTGCTTCTTGAGTTTCTTTAGCTTGTCGATCTTGCTCATGACTTGTTATAAATTCTCCGACTGATGCGCTCGATAGCACTATCTGGCTCGATCTCCTTTAGATACTCGATAGCCTCGGACGCTGGATTATCGATAACAGCCACTAAGCTTTTTTCAATCACGACGCTGGATGTTACATTTAGGGCGCTGGCGATCTCGCCTACTTTTAGCATCATGGCGGTAGGCAAATAAACCGTGTGACTGGCGCGCTTAATTTTTTTGCTCATCGTCCCTCGCTAGAAGATCAAATTTATTTGCTTCGAGTTTCCAGTAAGTTTTATCTTCAAACGCATTACAAATCATCTTGCCTTGAACAAGCACTAGATCGCCCTTCTTGATAGATGCCGCCGCCTTTTGCGCTGTGGGATCAGTGCCAAAAGATATAATCTCGACTGTGAACCAAGTGACGGGATCGGATTTCTTAGCTTGATAGGCGATACTGCCTACTGCTTTATTTAGGGTAGTGCCTATTGTCTTGAATGCAAAGTCTTTGCCAGCTCTGCCGGCTAGAGTCATGCTATTTATCATCTTGATTCTCCATAAAGTAAATGGGGCTAGCGCCCGTCTTTTCTGCCAATATTTTAGCCAAGTCATAACCTATTCTATTTTTACCCCTTAGCCCCATGATTAATGTGTTGTCATTATAACCAATTTGAGAGGCTAACTCTTTTAAGGTCATGCCGGTCTTTTCTTTAACAAATCTTGTTTTATCACTCATGGTCATCTTGATTCTCCATGAAGTAAATGGGGCTAGCGCCTGTTTTTTCTGCCAATGTTTTAGCCAAGCTATAGCTTATTTGAGTTTTGCCTCTAAGTCCTTCAATAATATGCCTATCGCTATAACCAATCTGGGAGGCTAACTCTTTTAAGGTCATGCCGGTCTTCTGTTTAACAAATTTTGTTTTATCGTTCATAGCCATTTTATTTATCCTTGAGTGCGACTATTGTTAGAATTGTCATCGCAACGAGCATGATCAAATCTTTAACATTTAGGTCTTGAGTCATTTTTTTTATCCATTGAAATAAATTGATTTTATCGCTGTTCTATGCTATAGACAACAAATACATTCTAGAACATTCTATTTAAAAAGTAAAGGCAAAAATGCATAAAATTCATGTCGGTTTAACTGGATATGTATCGATCCCAGACGGTGGCGTTTTCGGCGATGATTTGACTGTGGTCAATACTGCTCGCGTGAGCTACAACAAGAAAAGCGATGAATGGGGCGATAAAGACGAGCGCCTACTCAAGTATTTATGGGACCATGAACACACAAGCCCTTTTCGTCATGCCTCGATCCGCTTTGAAATTAAAGCGCCTATTTTTGTTTTGCGTCAGTGGATGAAGCATCAAATAGGTTGTTCATGGAACGAGATCAGCTATCGCTATACTCAATTTGAAGAGCCAGAGGTCTTTTATCCTGGTCTTTTTAGATCACAAGATGCAAAAAATAAACAGGCTGGCACTGGCATTTTGCCTTTAGCAGATCAAGATAAAGCAACCGAAATTTTACATGATGGCTATGAAGCAGCATATAAAGCATATCAAGCTCTGATCGATATGGGAGTATGCAGAGAACAAGCTAGAATCGTCTTGCCAGTAGGCATCTATTCTAAAGCAGTATGGACGGCATCGCTTCAAGCGATCATGCACTTCATTGATTTACGCCTTGATGAATCAGCGCAAAAAGAAATCAGAGATTACGCTGTGGCTATCAAGACACTGGCGCAACAACACTTCCCCCAGAGTATTAAACTATTGAATAAAGAGGAGTTTATATGAATACCCGAGA